CTTAAGTCAACGCCAACTCCAGCATCAAGCGGCTGCGACGTCCTGACGCGCTCAATCCACGGCATTTAGACCGCCGTCGTTTTGACTGAGGTCAGATGGCAGTCCACAGCATTCGTGGTGTTGCGACACACGATGAAATTGGTGTAGGTGCCGGGGCGCAAGGTATACGAGAACGGGGTCCAGCTCTTGGCGGTGACATCGCCTGTCGCTACCGGACGCCACACGTAATCAACCAAGGAGGACGACGCAACAGCTTCACCCACCCAGATTTGAGCCGCTACGCCGGGGGCGCTGTTGCCGTTCTGGATGCCACCGATAACCTTGCCATCGTAGGCTGTGGTCATGTCCACCGCAGTGCCAAAGGTTACCTTGTCCACCGTCATCACTGTGGTGCCAGAGCTTGCGCCGGGGTCTTGCTTGATGGTGTAGGTGATGGTCGTACCTGACGCCACAGTCACCTGAAAGACGCCGTTGTACTCTTCGAGGTCGTGGCCTTGGATCAGGCAGTAATTGCCTGTTGACAACGTGGCGGTTGACGCCATTGTGAGCGTGGCCGTGGTGCCACTGCGGGTGGTGGCCGCGTTGCTCGATAACTGCGCAAAAGCTGCGTTGGGTGTGCCACGTGAAATGATATCGGCGGGTGAATTCGCAGTCGCCATGATCAGCCTCCAATCCAGACGCCATCGTCAGAAACGAGGGCTTGATTTACTTGTGCTGCCGTTACCGGGTCAGGGTCAAAACCTTGAGCACACAGGGCATCTGCTTCGAGTTGCGTGAGCACCCCCATGGGCACGAGGCTTTGGATCGTGGCCTGCACCAGCGGTGCACTGGCGACCAAGCGCCCTTGCTCTACCAGTGGTTTGACATAGCGAAAATCGGGCACGGTGTTGATGACGTCAAGCAACGCATTGCCTACGGTCAGGCCCAGCACTTCAAGGATCGTGCCGTTGCCAATCTCTTTGGCGTTGGGCTTTGTGCGGCCAATACTGACAGCCGCTGCGATGGCGTCAAAGTCGCGTGATGCGATCAGTGCAGGGCTGCACTTGGCGGTGATTTCGTCAAGTAGCGTCATGGTTACACCAGTGTCAGAGTAGTGGCAGCGAAGTCAATCAGGAACGTCTCAGCAGCGGCCATAGTCACGCTTGAACCGTAGTCGTAGAAGCCAATTAGCGGGTCAGCTGGTGACGTAGGTGTGTCGTTGTACAACACCACGTAACGGAATGGACCAACAGCACCAGTGGCAGTCAGCGTCAAATCAACCAGCACCAGTGAGAGAGTCCCAGACACTTGCTCACAGCTTGTGGTCGTGACGTTGAATGGGGTAGCGCCAGACAAGTTAGTGGTCGCTAACGGAGATGTCAAATCTGCGTACACAGCGTTTGCTGCAACAGGAGCAGTATTAGTCAGTGCAACCTTGATCTGCCCTGTGGATAAGTTGTGGACACCTTTCGCAAGGTCTTCTACAAATTGATCGAATTTCGTGAACGTCGCCATTGTTTATGCTCCTAAATTTGTAGCCACAAATCGTTTAATTGCGGTTCTGCTGGCGCAGTTGATGATACCGTAATCTGCCATGCGTTACCAGCCACATGCACTGCTGAATAACCCTTTGAATTACCTGTGGGTAACTCGCCAGCGTCAATAATCTTTCCGTTGGATAACTTCAGTACCAAGTGGTCATCTGCAGCGACTTCGGCATCGACAACTGAGACTCCTTGCTTGCCGTCTTTGCCCACTGCTCCAGTGTCACCCTTATCACCCTTTGGGCCGGTGACTGACTTCCCATCAACCCCGGGCTTTCCATCTGCACCTTTTGGCCCTGCTGGCCCTCGTTCTCCATGCTCACCCTTATCGCCCTTTTCTAGTTGCCGCTTCTCAAGAGTAGCGATACGTGTCTCTAACCAGTCAAAGGTCTTACCAATAAAGACGCCTACGCCAGTGAGTTTGACCGATGGGTCAACGTCTGGGCGCAGGAGGCTTTTGACCTTATCGAGGATCATAGTTCACTCGCGGATTGCAAGTACTTTTCGTTATCTTCTTTTTTCATCGCCATCTGCATCCGTGCAATCTCATGATTGGACTCAATGTCCTTTTCCTTGAGCATAAGATCAGCAATTTTTGCTCTGCGCTCGAAGTCAGCGCCTTCTGCATCCTCATTGAGGTTGTTGGATAGCGCTGCCACAACCTTGGCCTGAGTCTCGCTAGGTGCAAGCTGTGCCTTCACCTTGGTAAGCTCAGTTTCAGCCATTGTCTTGGCTGTCTCAGCCTGTTTCTGCTGCATTTCCATCTGAATGGCTTGCTGCTGTGCTTGCTGCTGCTGTGGATCTGGTTGACCAGCCTTTTGAAGTTGCGCCAGCATTTCTTCACGATTGGAAAGGCTGGAATTCTTCACAATTGACTGCATCAGGATCGGAGTCAGTGGAGACTGAGCGCCCAATGTCTGAATCAGGAACGCCAGTTGTTTCTGTTCATATTCACGAGCCACAATACCCAACGTCGCCGTAGGAATGAACTTCACATCCACCGATGGATAGCGCTCAGGGTCAAACTGCATGAAACGCCACGCCGCCTTATAAATGAACGGGATCAGGAAGTCTTCCTGGAAGTTCACCAGTACACGTTTGTACTTCTTGATCATGGTTGCGGTCGCCATATCAATACCACCAGCATCACGAGACACCTGTGTCGGAGCGCCGGCAGAATCTACAGTGCTTGTCGCCATTAACAGCATACGCTCGAACTCTTTCGAGGTCTGCATGGCCTGGCCATCGTTGGTGCCGAACTTGAACGGGAAAATGATCTCGTTTGGTGCACCATTTGTCAGGAATGCCTTACCCGGACGAACTTCAAACTTGGCACCACGTGGCAAGCGAGTAGCATCCAATCCCACCATTGGGGCAACGGTGAGCGCCAATGCGTCCATGTGTGAACGCATAGACCCATCAACAGCCGACTGCATATTGAACGCTTTTTCAGCCGTTCCGCGCCCAAGTAGACGATTCGGGATGGTATCGGCCTGATATGTCAGAACCGGGCGGTCCTTCATCATGTATGGTGACTCTTCAGCCTTGAGCAAGATGTCACCATTGGCAATGACGATGATGGCCTCCACCATGTCCTCGTAATCTTCAGTCTCAGACTCGTTGAACCCGAGGTCCTCGACCTCTTCACCATCTTGCAGGTACTCACGAGGCACCAGACCGTAATATGTGAGCAGCTTGACCTTCGAGTCCTCGAAATTTGTCGTTTCCTGCGTAGGTTCCAGGTCATCAGACTCATACATCGACGTAATATCTACATCTTTGTACTTTCCAGACTCAATCCCGGCTGCAATCTTGTGGATTGAAACGTACTTTTCGATTGCCACACCCATACAGTCATCCACATCCGTCCCATTAGGGTCGAAAAGGAAGTTTTTGGGGTTAATCGGGTTGATCTTGACGGAAATTCGCTCTTTTTCGCCAGCACCATAAGCTGTTTGCTGCGAATCAACCGGAACCTGCATGGGTTTGTACTGCTTTTGGCTCGAAACCGTCACCTCACCAATGCCAGTGCCGTAAATCTCCGCCAGTAGGGCAATCTGATCAATGGATTTACGGATTTTGTCCTGCGCAAAGTCCTCCATCAACTGACGCTTGAGCATTTCCACATCAAGTGGCTGCTTATCTTGCAGGTCATCAGCAATGTCAAAGAACTCGCCTTGCCCAAAGATGGCTTCAATGATCTCGGCGTGGCGCGTTTCAATCGCCTGCTGCGTTGCTGGGCTGATTACCCGTGAACGCTCAGATTGACGATCCTTATCTGACGCATCCCACTTACCTAACCAGATGCGTTCGTACTTGTTCCAAGCCTCTAGGTAGTTCTGATCGCGGTACTCACGCCATTTTTCGCAGTGATCGACCACGAACGCAACAAGTTCCTTCTCCTGCTGAGTCGGTTCTTTCTTGGATTCCTCTTCGCTATCTTGCGGGTCAATAATTTGACCAGTGTTAGCGTAGTTGATTTCGTCGTCCATTACTTGCTCCGTGGTATTAGGCGCGATTGTAAAGCGTTTATAGCATAAGTGGAGTAAAATTGGGGTGTCGGGACACGGACGGCCATCCCCTTCATGCTAGTACATGAATTACCGACAAACTTCAATTACCTTACTAGAGGTGTCTATGACAAAAACATGTGTCAAGTGCGGAAGCACTGAGTTCAACAAGCGTGGTGACGACTGCCTACCATGTAGGCGTATCTACGCAAAAGCCTACCGTGAAGCCAACAAAGAAAAAGTCTCTGAAGCTAAGAAGAGAGCTTATCGCGCAAAGAAAGATCAATACGTCACTAAATCAAACCACTATCAGCAAGTTAACAAAGAGACTTTGTATGCGTGGAGTAAGCAGTATCGAATAGAAAACAAGGAAAAAATAGCTGCACTTAATAAAGCGTACTACGAAGCCAATAAGTCGCTAATACAA